AACGAAAAATTCGTCTTTCCACGAAGATCCAGAGTTTTCTGCCATAATACGTTCCCAATCGGCAACGCTTGTTTTTTCAGACAGTAGTATCTTTGCTTTTGCTTCGGCTTCTGTAAGTTTTAACTTCGCTTCTGCGGCTTGCTTTGTGGTCTTTGCATCCAACCAACTACTGGCTAAACCTGCAACTGGCCCTAATAACTGTCCTATCATTGATTTTTACCCATGTTTGTAAACCCATAATAAGCTCCAACTATGGCAGCAATACTGACATAATATATGTTGCTCATGCTTGCCAACATCACTGACGCTTGTGGCAGTTCCATGTACTCAGTAAAGATAACTCCAAATGGAAAGACAAGCATACCTGTAAGGCTGAACCAAGCCATTCTACGTTGTGCGTCACGCTTGGCATCAGCATCAATCATGATGCGTTTTCTGTCTTCAAGCATGATTGCACGTTCATCTGGGTCAATCTTGCCATTATCGTTTAAATCGTAGTTTGCTTTGGGCATCTGCATACTCCTGTACTATTCTTTTATCGTATCCCAATATTAATAGTTTACCATTTTTATCATAACCTGCAAACTTTTTACCACGTTCTATTATTGTTGGGCATTCACTTCGAGGCAAGTCACTTTCATGCTGTTGTGCGTCACCAGTATTTTTGCCTTTTCTGCTTGGTCTAGGCATTCCTGTTTATCCAAATATGTGCCGATTTGATAATAATATAACCGATCTGTACTTATAAAGTGTAAAAATATTAAAACATATATCATGGTAAATAATCCATTACATCAATCCATTTCATATAGTGAAGATAACCAGCAGCCCCTATAAATGTCATAATAAGCAATACAATTATACCCACTATCGTAACCATTAGCTCTTGGTTCGCGATTTGATCCCTTCGGGCTTGAGCTTCCGCTTCTCTTTTCTCTAATAAAACTTCTTTGCGTATTTTTAATAGCTCTAACCATTTTGATCTTCCGTAAGTTTGCGTAATCCATTCTTGCAATTCAGCTTCTGCGTCTGCTGCTTGTCTAATTTTCGCCCAACGATCCAACGCCGTAGCGTTTGCACTTTTGCTTGATATACCTTTTTTCTGTAATCTCTTCTTTGCTTGGTCAGTTGCGTCAAAAAATTGCCCGATCTGTTTGCTCAGACCAGCCACAGTTTTGCCAGCGGCAAGTCCTGTTTTGATGCCAGCGAGAATTGTTATGGGGTCCATACTTACATTCCATCAGAGTTCATAGGGCGTCTTGTGAGATACTCTAACGTGTTTTCTACGGTTTTAACCCTAGCTTGCAGCTTAACAATCGCCATCATATGTTGTGCCATGCCACCCAAATCTTCGTGGATTGCATCCACTTCATCCCAAATCTCGTTGTCGCTATCTTCCATATCCTCGTAGACTTCTACAAGTATCTCGATCATTTCATCAAGTTTCTTACTGTTTTCTTCCACATCTCTGATCAAATTGGTGCGATCCGTTGCATTGTTTTCTACCGTCAAAACATTAACTGTCTCTTCGAGATTAGATATTGTACTAGCTTGCTGTGCAGTCCACCATATAAAACCACCGATCTGGGCTATTACAACCCCAACTACTGCAATACTTACTTTTGGTAATTTATCAGACATCTATCTAACTCCTTCGAGCAGCAGCTTCTCTTTGCACATCAATACGCTCACGATTTACCTCGTTACGATTATCTGCGATTTCTTCTTGACTCTCCATACGGGCTGCGTCTGTAGCTGCACGTTGCTGCATTTTCTGTAATTCAAGAAGCATGCTGCCTTGATCTTCTTCCGTTTTACGCTGCAAGTCCTGTTGTTTGATTGCCAATTCCTGCATACGGATCTGAACAAGAGGATCGTTCATTGGATCGTCGCCCGGTGTCATTAACTGAGGAAGTATCTCTGCTAGTATTTTTTCCATCTGCAACGAGATCAACTGCTCCATTTGAGCCGGATCTTGCATGTTTTGCTGTACTTCCATGATCTGCTGCTGCGCTGCTTGTGGGTTTATCGCCCCACTTTGAGCCGCTAATTGAGCCTGACCTATGATTTCCTGTATCTCGTTCATGACCATCTGTCGTGCTTTCTGTGACGCATGCTCCATAATATGGGCGTAAAAAGTCCCCATAACCTGTGGAGATGTCATAACCAAAGGCGTCTTAGTAAACGCTAAATGGATACGCATATGCACGTCGTGATCCTGATCTGGAAACGTGTTAAGTATTTCACCCATTAACGCCCGGGCATTCTCGATGGCAGGGTCTAGGGGTTGTGGCTGTGGCGGCGGTGGGAGAATCTCGTCAATATTCTGGACTTCCAAAGCCTGATACATCCGACGATACGCCGCTTGTAAGTTGTGCATCTGGGGGTTTGATTGCGCCAACTGTAACTGAGTTTGAGCCAAAGTGACCCTCTGTGCCATCGAGAATATGTTAGGATCACTGACAGGAATCACATCAATGCGGTCATCGAAGTCTTCCGACATGATCATACGGTTACCACCCTCTACATCATAGGGATATTCTTGGGGTAGATTGTCCTTAAATATTCTAGCAAGAACTCTAAACTCCTGCTTCTGAGAATAGTGTAGCCGCTTGTGAATGGCGGACATAACTTTCATACCACGCTCTAGGAGCGCCACAGTCGTCCCTACAGGGGCCTGACCGTTCGCGTCAGCAGTCTGCTGGTCAGCAAGTGAAACAAAGCGCCTACCGCCCTCTACAAGGGCTGCTAGCAACTGTGCAAGCGTACCAGAGGGTTCTTTGTACGGTAATGGTATGATTGAACTCTTAATATCTCCACCCGGTGCATCTATGTCCCGCCACTCACCCGGCTGTAATGGTTCGTCATCATTGCGAACCCTTACGCCTCTTGCCTTAAATCCTGCTGGGAGGTTGGCAAGAGTTCCTGCATCGATCAATTGTCGGAGAATACTCGTTGCCGCACGACCAAGGCCACCAATCATGTGAATCAAACCAAAGCCATAGAAACCCAAACCCGGCATAAACTTGTAATGCACAAAGTATTGTTGCTTCTTGGCTAGACTAGATCCCTCTTCAAAGTTACGACGTATAGATAAAACTTGTCCTGAACCCTCATCTATTGTCACGATATAGGGTAATGCAATTCCTGTAGGTTCTCCTGTTGGAGACATGTCCTCAAAACCCTCTAGGTCTAAATCAACATGCATCTCCAGTATTGTGTATATATCATCAGTATAGGATCTCGATATACCTTGTATTTCGTCCACTTTCTGACGAACCTCACCCGCATCATCCTCCGGGGAAGCAATATCTATATCTTTGTAAAACCCTGCAATCTGCATCTTTCGTATTTCGTTCGCATCCATACGAAGTACATGTGTAACACGAGAGGCTGTCGCTAAATCAGAGGCTGAATACGGTACAACCAGATCCTGTGCAGGAACAAACTTAGATACCGCACGTTGCTTGGCCTCATCAAAATAAACTTTTTTAAACGTAGAACCAGACAATGGTAAATAAAACAGTAACTGATCCATGTCTGGATCAAATTCTTCCATAACCTCCATGATCTGGTAGTTCATAAAGTCCTTGACACGACCAGCTTGTTCTTCACGAGTCTGGTCCTGAACACCAATAACCTGCGTTTTTACAGGCCCACCAGACGGTAAAAGCTCTTTATACGCCTGTGCTTGGAACTGTGTGACGCTTTCCGCTATTAACGGGTGCGTAACCCCACTAGCGCCCTCAAACGGTTGACTACGCTCTTCATACTTGACACCAAGCTGGTCCAAGCCTTTTGTATAAGTTTCTTCCCAATCCGAACGGGACTCCATATCTTCTTCATAAGAAGCCCTAAGATCCGAAGAAATTTCTCCAAGATACCCTTCATCTAACATCTCCGCTAAGTTAGCATTATGAGGAACTGGCGGTGCAGCTTGCTGACCCATAATCTCAGTCAACGCCTGAACTATAGCCCCTCCTTGTCCGTCGTCTAGTATTTCTGCCCCACCTTCAAATGTCTCAGGCTGTGGAACAGATACGTCCACAGAGGCTTCGTTTGGCAGCATATCCTCTGCTGCAATTCCAGAATCTACAATCGGTGGCAATGCCATTAGTAATACTCCCGCTTACGACGGTACTCGTCAAAATCTTCGTTCTCACCTTCCAAGGAAATAAACCCTCCTTGTCGAAAACGCATCAATGCTAATGTCATACTATCACAAAAGTCGTCATGATCGCCATTAGGAAATGAAACAACTTCTTCGATAACTTCATCAGCAAACTTCTTATCTGTTGGTGCCCATACTACACCAGCTTCGAACAATGGCGCAACCATGTGCATTCTACTTACTTTATCATTTCCCTTGCCCGGTGAGAACCCCAATGCTGGAATACCGCGTAACCGCAACTCGTCAATAAGCGGTGTACCCGTCGCTTTTGCTTCGACCAATACCATGTCTGGCTCCCAGTATTCGTGTTCTTCATAGGCTTTTTCCTTCAATTCTGGGAAATTCCACCGTCCTCGCTGGGCGTCCAATAACACTATGTTATCAGCCCCTCCTTCTTCCGGTTCAAAAATTCCCCAAGTGGTAATCGCACTGTAGTCAGCGGTTTCTTTCTTCGAAAACGCCGTATCATACGCCTGAAGTATGTATTTTACGGGTGGAATTTGTTCTTTTTCCCAAGGTTGCCACCATTCTCGCTTAACTATGGCCGATTCGGACGTAGTTGGTGTTTGTTGCCACTGTGCATTCCATTTTCCTACAGGAAGTGACGCTTTGATCGACAATAATGCGTCTTTTTCCCAGAATTCAGGCCATAATGGCTTGTCTGAGGGTAAAATCGCAGGAAATTCCACTACTTCCCACTGATCTGCCATCAAATCACCGCCCTGTGCAGCCATCAAACGGCCTGTCAAGTCTTTTTTACCCCATCTTGTCATAACAATTATAATAGAACCGCCCGGTTGAAGACGCTGTCGAGGTCCAGAAGTATACCATTCGTATGCATTATCGAATGCACTCTCGCTTAGAGCGTCCTGTTCCGAGTGCGGGTCGTCAATAACAAACAAATCCGCACCACGACCCGTGACCGCAGCACCTACACCAGCAGCAAAGTACTCGCCACCCTTGTCAGTTTGCCATTTTCCGGCACCTTTGTTGTCTTCTTTTAGGTTTGTGTCGGGAAAAATGTCTTTATACTGCGGATCATCAATCAAATCCCGCACTTTTCGTCCAAATCGTACCGCCAACTCTGTGTTATGGGTCGCCTGAATAATTTTAAGCTTGGGATTTCGGCCCAAAAACCACGCTGGCATAAGAAAACTAGCAAACTCTGACTTAGAGTGACGTGGGGGCATGTTGATAATCAACCGCTTTAACTCTCCCCGGGCTACTCTTTCAAGTTTTTCCGCTATGATACGGTGATGTCTACCCTCAATAAAGTTGTCATAAACATGATGAGCAAAAGGCATGAAATATTCTTGCGCTTTTTCCCTTGTTTCTAATCTTTTCTTAGCCTCTGTAAGAGCCAGTATTTCTTTCAAGGCTTCTTCTGGTAGGGCTTGTAGGTTCATGCTCTAGGTGATTCTCTTTTTT